GCTTGCGGAGAAGCAGGGTTCGAAGAACGCATACTGCAAACTGCGCTTCAAGTATCCTTGGCATCAGGACGCCTTGCGTTCTCGTCATGATCACACTCATGAGAAGCTCCGTGGGCACATTGCATACAAGACTGAGATTGAAGGTCAGTATCGCGATGGTGAAACAAAGTTCTTCCTCACAGTCGACTATGTGTATTCGTCAACATGTCCATGCTCGTTCGAGCTTGCTCATGATGCTACAGAGAAGCGCAAGGCAGCTGCCAATGCTCACTCGCAGCGTTCGATCATGAAGGTCAAGGTTGAGTTCAAGCCAGAGGATGTTGTCTGGATCGAAGATGTTGTAGAGCTCTGCCGTAAGCAGGTTCCTACAGAAGTCCAGATCGTAGTGAAGCGCCGTGATGAGCAAGCCTTTGCAGAGCTCAATGGTTCGAATCTCTTCTTCTCGGAAGACGTATGTCGTCTGATGTATGAAGGTCTGGATGAGTGGTTCGCTGCTGGGCGTATCCAAGACTTCTCGATTGCTGTATCGCATGAAGAGTCTCTGCACCCTTGGAATGCGATTGCTGTAACTTCTAAGTTCGACGACCGCTCACTTCTTTCTTAAAATAAATGTTGCCTTTCATTCAGTTTTGTGGGATAGTGGTTCTACAGACTGAGTGGAAGGCTTTTTGTTATGATCATCACAGAAGAGTTCAAGTTTAACTTTGAAATATCTTACCTTGTATACTCAAGGGTATACGATGCGTGGGGTAGCTTATCAGACAGTGCGCGAAGTCGCTCACGTCGTCAAATTGAGGCTTCTGTTCGTGAAGGTGGCTTCAATGGTAACACAACAGGTCTTATCAGCGAGAAGGCTTTCGAGACCATCCTCAAACAAAAGAAGGGTCTTCCGATCAGCAAGGACGAGCGTCTTGCATTGGAGCACCCTATTACCCATAAGAACATCGCAATGCATTGCGTCAACTCACCAACCAAACTAACGTTCGAAGAGTTCTTCAATGTGTGGTTCGAGAACCTCGTTACAACTTATACGACAAACGAAGAGAATCAAGGTCTTCGTAAATTCCAAAGCAACTATGTATTTGGTGTTGACTGTTGGAAGAAAATGTACGAAGATGCGGGTATCGTTCTTATGCAACGACCAAAGCTCAACACTAAAGCAGCTAAACAAAAGTATGGGATTATCTAATGGCAAGTAAATACATTTGGGTTACCTTCCAGAAGGAAGGCATTCACCGTTATCCTGAGGCTCTGACGAATCCAGAGCTAGAGGATGTCAAGTTCCTCGGATATGATCACCGTCATATCTTCCACTTCCGCGTAGACCTGGAAGTCCGTCATGACAATCGTGATGTCGAGTTCATCCAGATGAAGCGCTGGCTTGAGTCTCTGTATCAGACGGAAACTCTTAAGCTAGACTATCGTTCGTGTGAGATGATGTCAGATGATCTTAGCGTTTTGATTAAAGATAAATATCCTGGACGTAAATTCAAGATATCCGTCTCGGAAGATAACGAGAACGGAAGCTACGCAGAATATTAAGAGGAATCTAATATGAAGACATTTGGTGCATTCATGGCTGAATCGCAAGAGATCAACGAAGCACACGACGTTGAGCTCAAGCCACATGAGAACGGTACACACTACATCGTTCATAAGATCCATCCTAAGTCTGGGATCGAATCCGACCAGCTAAAGAAGGGTGAGAAGATTTCTGATTCTCATGTTGATGATTTACACGACATGGGCTATAGTGTAAAGATCCACAAGAAGTAATCTACTTCTACAATTTATAATGAGGTTATATTATGGTTGACTTTTGTCATATTGCGCCCACGCGTCTACTTCCTACATTCGTAAACACTCAATCGCATCATTTACTTCTTGCTCACCTCGTTGAGGAAGACAGGGAGTACACGCGGTTCTATCAGAGTGGCCGCAACCTAGCTGATACATACATCCTCGACAACTCTGCTTTTGAAATGTACAAGCAGGGTCGGGACATGTATCCTTCGGAGAAGCTGATTGAGATGGGTAAGCTCGTTGGGGCTGACTACATCGTTATGTCTGACTACCCTAACAAACCTGGTTCAAAGACTATCAAGGCTGCAGAGCAGCTAGCTCCTGAGTTCCGTAAAGCAGGCTTCAAAACGTTCTTCGTGCCACAGTCAGAGATTGGGGACATCGAAGACTACATCGCGACCTTTGCCTGGGCTGCTTCTTCTCCTCATGTTGACTACATCGGCGTATCGATCCTTGGCGTTCCTAATGCGTATGGTGTCGAGAAGGACAACAAGCTGCAGCGCTATATGAGTCGCTTCCGTATGATGTGTGAGCTCTATGGTCGTGGCATCCTCGATCTTGCCTATAACAACGGCAAGAAGATTCACTTCCTTGGTATGGTCGATGGTCCTAATGAGATTGAGCTCTGCAGACAGTTCCATATCGATACATGGGACTCTTCTGCAGCTATCTGGGCTGGTCTCAACAAAATTGCTTTCGACAGTTCGCCAACAGGATTAGTTGGTGGTAAGTTCGAGAAAGAAGTTGACTTTAACTTCAGTACGTTGGATAAGGTAAGGATCGACTTGGCCAAGTCGAACATGAAGTATATTAATGATCTATGTGGAGAAGTTAACTATGGTTAAGCGTGAGAGATTCGAGGATAGTGGATTCGTTTATGACGCTATTGAGGGTGATATGACGGACGCTGGAAAGTTTACACCAGGCATGCCAATCAAGCGATTGATCGACTATAAATACAATGAAGGCGATATCCTGGCAGAAGTACAAGCCTATATCGATTCAACCTACGGACAGCACTATGTTGGTAATGGAGAGATCCAGACCGTAGACTTCTGGGAGTCACTTGGCTCTCTCGACACCACCGCTCGAGATACTGCAATCAAGTATCTCGCTCGCTTCGGAAAGAAGGGTGGTAACAACCGTAAAGACCTTTTGAAAGCTATACATTACATCGTGCTTATGATGTATGCAACACGTGAGGATACACAATGAAACACATCTCCGGACCTAACTCCAGGTCATCTCTAACCAATGTACAAGAGCAGGACGTTCAACCCAATGCCGTAGACCTTCGTCTCGGTAAGGTGTTCTTCATCCGTCCTGCTACGTTTATTATCGATGAAGAAGACAAGCGGCATCGTGGTTCCGTAGAACTTACGCCCGACCCTGATGGCTATTTCACTCTTAAGGAGGGTCACTATGAGGTGGTCATGGAGAATGTTATCGAGGTGGGAGAAGGCGAAGCAGGCTGGGTCATCACTCGCTCTACTCTTAACCGTAATGGCGTGTTTCTCACTTCCGGCCTTTATGATAGCGGGTATCATGGTGTTATGGCTGGGGTAATGCATGTCACCTGTGGACCTATGAAGATCAAACCAGGCACACGTATCGGTCAGTATCTGTCGTTTGATGCAGAGGCCCTGTCGAAGTATGATGGATCATATGGTATCGGCAAAGAGCACGATAAGAAGTACGAAGTAGCACCGGATGCATTTGATGCTATCCTTGAGCCTGTAATGAATCCGGTTATAGAAATTGAAGAACCAGTTAAACGCGGCCGCGGCCGTCCAAGAAAGGTAAGTGAATAATGGGTATGGAAATTAAGGTCCCAGTTGAGGAGCTCCGCAAGCGTAAGCTATTCGTAGCTGCTCCAATGTACGGCGGACAGTGTGCTGGTATGTTTACACGATCGATTGCAGACCTCTCTGCTCTGTGTACTCATTATGGTATTCAGGTTCGATTCTACTTCCTGTTCAATGAGTCGTTGATTACACGTGCTCGTAACTACTGTGCAGATGAGTTCATGCGTTCGGATGATACACACTTGATGTTCATCGACTCCGACATCGGTTTCAATCCACATGATGTTATCGCATTGCTCGCATTGCAGGATCCAGACCACACCAAGGACGGCTATGACATCCTTGCTGGTCCGTATCCTAAGAAGTGCATCTCATGGGAGAAGATCACGACAGCCGTCAATAAGGGCTTCGCTGATGAGGATCCTAACAACCTCGAGAACTTTGTTGGTGACTATGTGTTCAACCCTGCAGATGGCTCGGGACAGATTCCTCTTGGTGAGCCTGTAGAGGTTCTCGAAGCTGGTACTGGCTTCATGATGATTCGTCGTAACACGTTCGAGAAGTTCCAAGAAACCTATCCACATCTCCTGTATAAGCCTGATCACGTTCGTACAGAACACTTCGACGGCACACGTGAGATTATGGCTTTCTTCGATGCTCTGATCGACGACAAGACTCAGAATCTGATCCCTGAGGTATCGGCCTTCTTTGATAAGAACCCGAGCCCTACCAAGGAACAGATGGTCGAGTTCCTCCAGGATAAGCGCACTGGCCTGACTAAGGGCGAGTATTCGAATCGCTATCTGTCAGAAGACTATATGTTCTGTCAGTGGGTTCGTAATGCTGGTCTCAAAGTATGGCTCTGCCCATGGATGAAGTTGCAGCACGTTGGTTCGTAT